CCCCATAGCTGACACCTTCTGAATCACGCACGCGGAAAACGGTCTTGGTGGTAGCCATTGGCTGCCCTGCGTTGGGACCGTAGTTTGGAGTTTCTGCCGCGAGTTCTTCAGGGGTGAGATCAACGGTGATCTCTTCTACATCAAAGGAAGTGGCACTGGGAAAGTCTGGACCGATGGTTCGGGCAAGTGTCTTGCCATAGACAACCATGTCATCGGTTTCGGGGGGAATGGTAGAGGTATCTATTGGGGTTGTGGGTTCGGCTGTGGTGACTGGCGGACGGTCATACTGAGCCCTGCGAGCCGTATTGGCTTCCTCTCGGTCAGCTCTGTCTGCGCGTTCTTTCTCCAGTTGGGAATCACTGAAGGTGCGGGTACGGCGTGCGCCTACACCGGCCAAGGCAAGGTCAGCCACAAAGCCTGCTGCACCACCTATGGTGAAGTTATCGAGAGCATCTTCCCCGTAATCATGGTCGGGGTTATAAATCTTTTGCTCCCCCAAGTCCTGCATTAAGCCAGCGATCACTTCCTGTACGCCTTCTTTCCCCGCATTCTTAAAGCCACTGGTGATACGGCCCATAATGCTGGTGCGCGCCCTGTCGTCAAGCTTGAGAGGGTCCAGCCTTCGCAAGAAACCGGGGATCGGGGCAAGTTCTGTCATCCCTGTAATAGCACCCCATGCTATAGCGGCATCTTCCTGACCCTGACTTACATCAATTCCTTCTTCTCTGGACTCCTCTACCCGCTGCGCGGCTTCGCCTGTCCCTGTGCCTAGCGCGAGAGTGCCGGTAAGTCCCAGCTCAAGATTGCTCCCAAAGCCTGCGGCTGTGGCAACTTTACCAGCCTTACCGGCATAACCGGATAACCGTAGAGCCACGCCTGGGGTAAGGAAGGTGGCCAGGGAACCCAAGCCCTGACCAAATTTGGTCATCCATGCATCCTGATAAGCCACATCTGGACCCATGAAGGAGTTGTTGAGTGCCTGCTGACCTTTTCTGGCAGCGGCGACTACCGCATTGTCATCACCAGAATCAATCAGATCGTCCAGACCAATGACGTTGGTAGCGGCATCAGCCAGTTCGGCTATGCCCTCTACAGCCCCAAGCATGCCCTGACCAAATCCGCGGGGAATAGCCTTGGCAAACTCCTTGGTCTGACCCCACACAGTTCTGTCGTATTCAGGTTCAGCCTGTTCGCCTGCTAGATGTTGCGCGATTTGGGAATAATCAAAGCCATCTTGGATGGCTAAATCTAGGTCAAAGCCACGTTCTTTCGCTAGATGAGAAGCAATTTGCTCATCACTAAAACCATCCTCTTTAGCGAGCGCATAATTAAAGGCGGAGTCAGGCATGAATTATTACATCCTGTACTTTTCATCGGATAAACTGGCTGTAGCGCTAGGCGGACCTCCACCTTCCCCCTCCAAGGCGTTTATAAAGGCATTGTAAAATTCATCACTCAGCCTTGGTCTCAACGCTTTAAGTATCATGAGCTGATTTTCTCTTATAAATTCCAGTTTCGCCTCTGGAAGGAATGCAGCACCCATATCCTCAGCCGCCTCTTGTATTGTCTCCATATAGTTTTCAAATGAAGTTGTGGCAGCACGCAGATCAACCCCTTCTTCTTTAGTAAGGTCAAATTCAATTTTCTCAGCCGCTGCCTCAAGGGTTCGGGCTCGATTAACATTCAGGCTACGCAGCTCGGCTGCGCTCAAGTCATGCGCTGCCTCTTTCAGCAGACGATCCGTTTCGGCAACGTGTGCCTGGAGACCATATGTCTCCTCCCATTGGCGTATCTCCTCGCCTCTAATAGCTTCATCTCTCCCTTCCTCATACTCAAACGTGGCAGACTTCAAGCCAAACTCATCTGCTTGAGCCAAGGCAGCCTCTTCATAATCCCTGAAGCTTCTGCCCTCCGCTCTGGCAGCATCTCTGGCCAAGGCGTTTATAGAGGTAGCAGCCTCACCGGCACGCTGTAAACCTCCGCTCATGTCACCACCGGCCACACCAGCGCCAAGCTGCATCATTGCAGCACTAAACGCATCGCGTCTTCCTTCCTCTCTGATCTGATTAATAAGTTCTTGGGTTGATCCACGCCGCGCTTCTAACCGCTCCGCCCCTCCTTCTACGAGGGCAGTAAGTGCATCCGTCACTCCGCTCCTGTCAAGTGTACCTGGCAGCTTCCGCTGGTCGGCGGCATCCTGCCCAATAGCGCCACTGATATCCGCGTAGGCGGAAGTAAGTTCCTCACCCCCCAGTTCTTGGGCAGTCTCAAATTCATTTAGTACGTCTTGAAGTTGAAATGAATCTGCATCCGCTGCCGTATCAGTTCCAACAAGATCAGCATCACCCCCACCAATTGGTCTGGTAGCTGTCCCTGTATATTCCGTCCCAATTTCTTCCCCAGTCATATCTGCAACAATCTCTGCAATATTACCAACATCCTCAAGGGGTCTAAGAAGCTCTTCGGGGAGAGGGGTTCCTGCCCCATACTCACTTTCAATATCCCCTTCTAATAAATAAGTCTCTTTAAGTTCTTCAGGAACAACCCCGCCGAACCTTTCAATCGCCTCTATCTCCCTTAACCGCTCCTCTTCTTTTCTAATACGCGCTTCCTTCCCCAAAGCCCCACGATAAGCTTCTTGACTTTGTCCTACCATAGTCTGGGCAGCACTACTCACCGCAGGCGAATAAGACCCAGAGAATGGATTCATATAAGGAGCCAACTCTCTTCTCTGTTCTTGTAACGCATGGTATTCAGGGCCAAAAGCTCCACCTTTCTGCATTCCAATAACGCCGCCTGAAGCGGCTTCCTCTGTTTCCGCCTGTTCTCGCATCCTTAATATGTTTTCTCTATGCTCTTCTAAAGAATTTATGGTTTCTATAAGGTGAGGATTTTCTTCCATAAACTCCTTTCTGCTTCCTATATCAGACAAGAATTCAATTGTACTCTCTAGCGTCGTAGTACCCGGTGCTGAACGCCAGTCAATCAAATCATTTAAAGCTTCTCTGAAAGTTCTATCCCCGTACTGTCTTCTCTTCCTATCTAAATCTTCTATAAGTTGAAGACCCCTTTCACTGCTTGGGTCAATTGGCCCCATAGGATCGTAATCAACTAAATGCCCAACGGCAGCATTGGGGTCACGGTCTCGGATTCCTGTAGCTTTATCAAACAGGTATGATTCATCCTCTACCTGTCGCCCCTCTTGATATCCAATAATACCGCCTGAAGCCATCCCTTGGGGTTGCCCTCCCATCCCCGCCAAACCGGAGTTTCCAATGGCCGTACCCCCAGTGGGAGGAGGGGGCGCACCTGCCGCAACCGCAGGCACTTGGGAAGTAGGGTCAGTAGGGATGGGAGAACCCATTGTCTGGGAAGCCATCGTCATGGGATCGGGCATCATGCCACGCAACCCCCCAGCAATTATTTGTTCGCTAACTGTACCTTCGGGCTGCTCTTGAGTAGCCTCATATCGTTCACGCATATCTGTCCGGCGCTGTATTTCAGACAGCACCAGAAACTGGGGGAGCTGTCCTGAAGGCTGCTCCATCTCTCCATAGAGGGACGCATCGGGCAAGCCTTTTATAAAATCTTCCTGTTCAAGAATATTCTGAAGCATTATACGCCTCCCCAGCGGCCACCACCGCCACCGCTCATGGCATTATAAAGCCCGATACCGCTTATCCCCGCACCAACAAGCTGCTGTGCAGCGCTGGGCTGGTTACCATACACAACCTGCGATTGCCCCGGCCCCACTGGAAGCCCACGCAACATGCTGCTGTACAAGTTGAGCTGCTCTCTGGGGAACGTCTGTTGACGCAAGAAGTCTTGGTAACCGATGTCAAGCCCCCGTTGTGCAAGCGCTCTACGGCGCTGTCCGGCCGCCTCAAGCTGTCCCAGACGGCTAATGTCCATCGCCTGACGGGTTCCGGCAAGATCACTCATCCTCTGCCCAGCCATCATTCTGCGGTCAATGTCCTGTCCTAATGTTCCGTAACCCTGCATACCTAACTGGGCTGCCTCACCAAGACCTGCTCTGTTGAACTCGGCTCGCTGGATATTTGCCTGACGGTCTTGCTCAAAGGCTTGTCGTGCCTGAGCTAAATCCTGAAAAGCTGCCTGTCTATCTGCCTCTCCAAACTGTAGGGCTGCCTGTCGGTTAGCAACATCGGTCTCATACTGTGCTGCCCTGTCTGCTTCAAAAGCCTGTCGTGCCTGTAGATAATTTTCCATATCCCCACGGGACTGAATATCACCAAGCTGAAGACCGAGATTACGCTCTCGTTCTGACTGCATCACCCCTTCACGATAACCCCCAAGACCACCTGACATAGCCGCTTGAGCGGCAATCTGGTTAGCCGCTTTCTCGGACTCCTCTCTGGCAAGCCTTTTCTGAACATCTAAAAAGTTCTGCTGGTAGGGATTCATGTACGATTCAAGAATCCCCGCATCTCCAAATTCATCTATCGTAACATCGGCTACGTCCTCTCCCCCCAGATCAGTTATACCCCCTTGATCCGCCAGATAGGCTTCTTGAGTTCCCGGCTGCGTAAAGTCCACTGCCCCCGTCCTGATATCAGCAAATTGTGGACGCTCCCTGCGGTATTCACCCACACCCCGCATCATTTCACGGGTAGCCTGATCAGCCATCATCGCCCGCTGATAAGGACTTCCAATAGCCGATTCTCTGGCTAACGACTGCGCCTCCCTGAAGGATTCAGGGGTTCCAGCCAACGCCATCTCGGCATACGCCTCCTGAGCGCCCCCTTCGTAGGGATCGAATTCCGCTAGTCGTCTACCGGGGTACGTCGTGTACCCGGTCAGAGACTCGTAAGTACCCCGATCCAGCAGGTCTTCATAAAAGGGTACGAGTTCTTCAGGTAAAGTCTCAACCTGAGTCGTGGAAACTGTGTTTTGACCACCGCCACCGCCGAAGCACATAGTTAAACTCCCGTGGCGAATAAACCGCCAACTGTAATCAATCCAAGTTTATTCATAATAGCGGCCTTTCCTAAGGCATCTTCTTTACTGAAAACGCCTACGATTAAAGGCAGGCTTTTTTCTTTTGCATAATCTTTCGCAGCTTCTATTAAAATTCCAGCTACACCTTTTTTTCTATACTGTGGCAAAACGTAAAACCAACCGTCTGTCAGGTATTCTGCATCAGAATACCAAGGCGATGTTTTATTGAGTCCTATAGTGCCGATTAACTTTCCATCATCTTCTACAACAAACACAGCTTCTCTTATGTTAAATGCTACCCACTTCATACCTTTCCCTAAGTTGAGGTTAGACGCACTTAAAACTCCCATGTCATGCTCTGGCACAAAATTTTGTACAACAAAATCAACTACATTTTTGAAATCTTTTGGGGCATCTGTTAATTTTCTAATACGCCTCATGCTGGCATCACCGCGCTGCGGTTAATCTTTTTGGGCTGCCTTCCGCCAGTACGCGCATTACGCACATCCTGCATCATGACATCCAGAATATCAGCTCCTGCATCTGAACTGCCATCACCGAGTCCTGACACCACATCAGCGGCTACAATATACTCCCCGGGTGAGACCGCTATCTCCTGCGCCTCTCCGATAACACCCATGACCTCATCATCCATCCCTGCACCAGCCCCTGAAATTACACCTTCTGTCTGTGCTTCCGGGTTACCGGCCACCGATTTAAGAACGGCATCCCTCAACTGCTGAAACGCCTCTGCCCCATACTCTGCAATGAACTGCTCGATAACCGCATCTGAATCTTCAATGTTGCCCTTGATCGCCTCTATCGTCATGTCAACCAGCTCAGGGTAATCTGTTTCAACGGTTTCCTCGACAAAGGTCTCTTCCACCACCTGTTCCGGCATTGGAGCCTCTACCGGAATATCCGCAATACCACCGGCCTGTAAATATACGCGCCCTGCTGGGGTCATGAACTGGCGTGTACCTACCCGGCCTCCAGTAGCCGCCGCGCCCTGACTAACGGCAGCATAGAGAGCCTGAACAGTTTCAAGGGGAATATCGAGGGCAGCCGCCACATCCTCTGCGGCTAAATCAACATCTATCGCCCCAGCGGCAAAATCCAGAGCCTGCTCTTGGGTATAAGGAGGCTCTCCATAATTGTCGGCCACAAAATCTCGGATATTCTGCTGCTGCTCCATCATATTGTCGTACTCGGCAGTAGCATAAGCCGCCTCAAGGGTTCCGGCATCATCCCCGATATAACCCGTTCCTAGGGTATCCCATGCCTCAGTCTCAGGCATCTGCCCAGCATCCGTAGCAGTAGTGTCACCAATTATGGTGGCTATCTGGTCTTCAGTTACTGTTGGGACAGTCGCTGCGCCTTCAAGGGTGCTAGTGTCAATCGCAGCATTGTATGTATCACCAGCTTTCTCGGTACTTATCTGATTCACAGCAGCCAGAAAATCATCCACACTCATCCCGTAGTAATCCGCAATCTGCTGGGCAGATGCCTCACCATCCATATAAAGATTCCAAACTGCATCAGCCTCCGCTTCAGAATAATCGCCATCCACCTCACTAGCGGGTGTTATTTCATTCAGCGCGGTCTGCCACGCTGGAGTATCGTCATCAACAACAGTCGTATCATCAACAACAGTTGTATCATCAACAACAGTCGTATCATCAACAACAGTCGTATCATCAACAACAGTCGTATCATCAACAACAGTCGTATCATCAACAACTGTGGTGTCATCAACAACTGTGGTGTCATCCTCTAGAGAGTCTAGGTAAGCCTGAAATTGGGTTGCAAACGAGCCATCAAATGCACCGAAGGTTCCCATAATGGCCGCATCACCTTCATCCGAACTAGCTTCCAAAAGACCAGCAATACCAGCAGCTTCCTCATCGGTTAACGTACCGTCAGCCAGATACGAAGCGACAGTGCTATTTGTCCAGCCCGGTTGTACGTCATGCCTAGTTCCAGAATCATCATAAAGATAGTCTGTATCGTCAACTACGACAGGGGTGTCATCAACAACAGTGGTGTCTGTAGTGTCCCCTAGAGAGTCTAGGTAAGTTTGAAATTGAGTGGCAAACGAATCATCAAACGCACCAAAGGTTCCCATAATGGCCGCTTTGCCTTCTTCTGAACTGACGTCCAAGAGACCAGCAATACCAGCAGCTTCCTCATCGGTTAAAGTCCCGTCAGCCAGATACGAAGCGACAGTGCTATTTGTCCAGCCGGGCTGATCTTCATATACATTTCCAGCAGCATCGTAAAGCACGTTGCTAGGGGTTAGAGTCTCAACAACAGCGGTGTCTGTGGTGGTTCCATCATCAACAACAGTGGTTCCATCATCAACAACAGTGGTTCCATCATCAACAACAGTGGTTCCGGCACCAGTAAGGGTGTTGTAGTAGTCCATCAACTCAGTAAGAGTCATGCCGTAGTAGTCAGCTATCTGCTGTCTATCAGCTCCGCCAGCAATAAGATCAACAATCGCATCCGCCTCTTCCTGAGTGTAGTCACCGTCAACATTGGGGCTAATCGACTGTAGCTGGGTCAATAAGTTGACCCCAGCGGTCGAAGTGAGAGTGTCATCAACAATATCAGGGTCGTCACCACTAAAGATGGTTGTTGTATCTGCCGGATCACCGGCAGTAATCACTGTATCGCCTGCGGTCGTTTCCTCTATCCCTGCGGCAAGATTACTAATACCACCCCGCGCACCACTGAACTGGCTGAAGATGCTGTCAAAACTCGCCAAGGTACGATCTTCGGGTGCTAAACCCTCTATCTGGTCATAGAACGCCGCTAATTGCTCTTCGTTCAGACCATACATTCCAGCCAGATAATCCGATGCCCCACCACCGAACAGGTCATAGCTGCGATCAAGCTCCGGCTCTTCCACCTGCTCGAAGAAATCAAATTCTTTTTCAAAACCATGCCGGTAATCAGGAGGAGCCTGTTGCTCAAACTTACCACGCAGGAAGGACTGTTGCTCTGCCCCTGAACCGGCTACTGTATTTACAGAATAATCACCCGTCAAAGGGTCAATCATTGTAGTATTACGGGGGCGAGCGTAATTTCCTGTTGAGTGATCGTCAGGGTCACCGGGTAAGTGCGTATGGCCATTTATCGCCCCACCACCGTTGTAACCAACTATGCCGCCTGCGGCTGACTTAAACGGATTCTGGTAAGGGTTTGTCCCGCGAGTTCTGGAGGCCACTTCCCGTGCGTTATGCAGGATACCCTCGAACCTGCGGTTCTTGGCAGCCTGATCTCGTAAGCCACCCTTTCGCAAATCCTCCATAAATTCCTGTTGTTCTACGTTTGCCCTCGTCCCTGCTCCAAGTGCGATAGGAAGAGAAGCCATTGGGTTTTTCAGTTCCTGACCCATTGCTGCCAAGCCTTCACCGCTAAAGGTTGCTCCCAACCTCTCTCCAACACCCATGTCAGCATACCCCTGAGCCAGCTTGGCCTCCGCTCCCTGAAGACCCGAATAGGCATCTGCATACCCCTGCTGTGCAGGAGAAAATTGTGTAATCCCCGCCGCTTCTTGAAAGCGAACATTAGTAGGATCAAAAGGATCATAAGAAGGGGGGATAATAGGGTTAGCAGCCTGCCCCGCTAAAGTAGATTCCATCACAGCCTCACTTGGAATGTACCCAGCAGGAACAGCTTCCCCTGCCGTAGCCAAAGCCGCTTCGGTTCCGGCCACATTAGATAATTCAGAGGATAAACCCTCTGCCGTTGTTGCGCCCGCCCCAAGAAGCTTACCTAAACCAAAACCAGTAACACCACTTATCAATCCTTTCTCGAAATCCCCACTTTCTGCCCATGTTGCAAGACCCGCACCCAAGGCGCTGCCCCAAGCAGCACCGCCAGCCAAAGCTCCCCCCGCCAAGCTGCCAAAAATTGGCGCAAGGAAAGGCAGGAATGCTTCAGGCTGACCAGTAACAGGGTTTATGGTTAGCTCGCCTGTCGGGGACATCGCTGCCAGACCACTCACCTCGGCAGGATTCATGTGGACAAGGGTACTGTCCCCGAACCTGCCGTAGTCGGATAGCTGGTTTGCCGTTCTCTGTAATGGCGGCTGCATATTCATAGTTTAATCCTAACTTGTTTCCACGCCGAAAAGGTTAAAACTCATGCCGGTTCCTCCGGCATAAACTTTAACCACATCAGCCTGGTTAAGAGTCATTCCGATAATTATCGCCAGCGAATCATTGGCTGGCACTTCTTTGTCATAGTAAAGGTATTGCTTGACATTGGCGACTGCGCCCTCAACATGTACACTCACACGAAAGGTCTCGGCTGAACCGTTCCGGTTACAGACCACCAGAGAGCTGACAGTCGTTAAATTAAGGTCAGGCACGGTATAAAGCGTTTCACTTGTGGTCGCCGCTGCATCAAGCTGTCCAAGTACCTTGATCGCATCAGCCATTAACCGCTCCCATCAGCAAGAACTGAAACCGTTTCATGGCCAAGGATTCTTCCTTGCCAACCTTGGTTGTTACTTCATTGAGGTTATCCTGAACATCCGCGAAAGATCGCTCAAGCGTTCTTCGCATTGTCAGTTCGTTCTGGAAGTCATAAGCAGTATTGGCGGTAGGCAATACTACTGAATTGGTTTTTTGTGCCATTAACGCCTCCCGTCTGCACGAACATCAAACCTCATCTCTCCTAGCGTCCACCCATAACCTGTTCCGGTACTGGCTACCCTGATGATCGATTCCCGCGTTCTCGCCCGGATAAAGGACTGGTTGGAAGTGGACGTAACAGTCGAGGTTGCGAGCGTACTACTTGAATTCAATGGAAAATCTTTACCCTTGAAGGTAACCGTCATTGAGGCACTCCCAGTAGCCCCGCGAAACTGAAAGTCAGGGATCAGGCGACTCACAAACATGAACTGTTCACCATCCCCTATAGGGATGCCACCTGATTCTATATAGGCTTCCATCGCACTACCGTCATCATCATAACCATTTTCATGGTTGTAAAGATAATTCTCATTGCTAGAAACTATGTTGGTGGCTGCAATGGGATACGTGCGGGTATTAGCCGGTATCCACGCAGCCCTGTCCAGAGTGCCTATCGCCCACGAATCCTCCAGATAATTATAACTAACATAATTGGTACATTCGGTGTTACCGCTTCCTACAGGATAGAACCAGTACACCTCGGAAAAATCGAGACTGGCAGTAGCGAAAATCTTGAACTCCTGAGCGGTATTTATATTGCTGAAAACATAATCCAGCACAGTACACTTGAGCCTCTGTACCGAACCGTTATAGAAGTAGAAGCCTCCTCTGTCCATGAAGAAGACCATATCACCTGCGTTAGTGGCGGCATTGGGTGACACCATCGACAAGCCTTCGTTCACCACATCAAACTCGTAGGTGAAAGGCGCTCCCGAAAATCGCATGGAGTGGATACTGTTATTGGTAAAGATCAGTATTTCCTGCCGTGTTTTAATTGCCCCGATAATGTAGGAGCCAGCAGTCAGCGTTACGCCTCCAGAGGTATTGGTAGATGTAGGAGTCCAGTCAAACGGACTCTCCTGATCTGACCAACGCACAAACAACGGATCGAGGGTGGTACTGCCAATAGGGTTAGACCCAAAACAAATCGTGTGACGATCCGTATCTGACACCATCACCTGCAACGCCAGAGTTGGAGGACTCACTGCTCCTAACTTGTCAGCAAGAGCAATCCCTCTGGTTCCGGTTCCCACGCTTTCATCCCAGTAGTAGATACCACCACCACGAACACAAAAGAGAAGATCGTTACCGAAATTGTCCTGACTCCATAACCGGAGCTGGTTACCAGCGCCAATCGGCGTTGAACCACCCCAACCGGAACTGCCCCATGTGCCTGCACCGAACCCCGATGCCGCAACATAAGTGTTTAGCCCTGTATTGATCTGGTATTCCCCGACAACAGCAGCGCCGCCATTGCCAGTATCAAGCGCGTTAGCTGTTACCGTAACCCCTAAAGTGTTTTTCGCCGTAATCGTGTATTCATTCGGATTAGTAATCTCAGTGATCTGGTATTCCTGATTCAACACCGCAGCGGTGATGTTTCCTCCCAAGGTAACAGCACCCGAATAGGTAACAAAATCATTAACGACTGCCCCATGATTCGTGTTAGTAACCGTGAGAGTTGACGAACTTGTTGATGCCGCAAAAGTAACCGCTCCAGCAAGGGTGGTGGTTCGTATTGGAGTGACATCATTGTAACCATCACCTACATTGATATAGAACTTCAGGTTCGTACCAAGACCAAGGTAATCTATAGCCGATTGAGCCACCCAGTCCAGCAACGACCGACATACCCCCAAGAAAGAGTTAACAGAATACTTAGCCCAGCCGCCGATCTGCTCAGGTCGGCCTTTACGAAAACGAATCTTGTCGGCATCGTACCAGCCGCTTCCAGCCGTTAGCTGAGTTCCTTCCCGATTCACACCCGGTTCAAATTCATACTTAACCAGCATTGTTTATCCTGTATATGTCCCAGTTTTAATCATATCGGTAACTTCTATCGCTCGACCTTTTACCTGTTTTGCCCAGCGCGAATCAAGAAATTCAAGGGCAGCTTGGTCATGATCACCCATCTCCATATGACCAATAGCTTTTTTAAATCCTGCAAAACGCGCCCTGCCAAGATTGAAGTGCAAATTAATAATTGCATCACGCCTAGCACCTTCCTCCATCTCATTGAACCACGGATATTCACGACTCAGTTCCTTGATCGTGCGGTCAATATCGTTCTGGAGCATATAGTCTATTTCATCTTCACTGATCCCCAGTCCGTGGTGCCTCTCACTGTCAGAAATATTCCTCCCGCAACCTATAGTTAAAATACCAAGGCTGTCTCGATAAGCATGGGTTTTTACCCCCTCATGCCGTTTAAGCATGGCAATCAGTTTATCCATATCGTCTTCTATTATTATCTCAACCAAAGAAGAATGTATGGGTACCGGATACAAACCTATCCCAATACCCACGAACAAAACCAAAAACCGGCACATTTTCAGTCACAAATTTCAGCCAAGGTAGCCCAGTCCTGAGCCGACCACCCACTGGTATCTACCGTGGCAGGAACTTCCACCGTAATCCCGCTCAGGTTTCCACCAAAAACTCCCGCTGTAGCAGCAGATTCGCCCCTCAAACAGGCAAACGCATTGTCTCCCTCGCTCACTGCAAGAGCTTCAATCTGTGTACACCCAACCAAAAGAAATAATAAAGGGATTAGTCTACCCATTCTCCACCTCGTCCATCAGCTTATTAAGTTCAAGAGCTTCTTCTTTGCTTATCACCAATTCTTCCTTTGGTTTTGCTTGGTTAGTTAAAAATGTCTCTAAACGTTCCGTGTACCCTTCCATCAAATGGTCGGATACAATCCCGCTCAGACGCCGATCTTTTGTACGGAACGCCTTCTCTGGATCGATATAGTCTTCCCCTGAGTTGGCAAAGTAGAGCATGGTCTGGCTTTTGCTTGGCCCATAAAGAAATCTTGGGATGGTCGCAATCAAATCAGAAGCGTGAACGCAGGATAGCTGCTTATCCAGCTCCATAGGGCGCTTGAAGCCTTTGAAAAATGTATTGGGCTTACCAAACGCAACTAAGTTTAGGTTAGGATGTTTCCCGGTCAGCTTGGCTGCTGACAACTCAGCAAGAGCGCCTCCTAAACTATGACCGCAAAACAGGGTTCTTTTCTTGGGATGAAGGTGTTTCTTTATTTTACCAAAGACTGACAGATGGGCAGCGACGAACCCCCCGTGGCAAAGCCTCCCTGCATAGGGTACGGGTACTGCGCTTAGGTTGAATAGCCAATCATGCAAACCTCTGCTTCCACGAAAACAAATGATGTCAATCGTTTTGCGCTTTACAATAAAAGCGGTTGTAGAAGTTAGTTTAGACTCAATCTTAATAGAGTTAGGTATCTGATCATTGTATGCTTTATTAGAATAACGACATGCGGTGTCCAGCAAAACTGGGTCAAGTTTCATTTTAGGGTTTACCGTTGAAGTTAAAATAAGCCCCTGCTAACAGTGCGGCAAGAAACAACGTAGTGAACGCCTGAACAATGGTTTTACCTACTGTGCGCTTTGCCGAGCGAAAGGAATCGAGCAAATTCCTTAACTCTTTTACATCAACATTAGCATCGTCATCAGATAACCCCACATCACGTAGGGCTTTTTTAGCGCCAGCTTCGGCTGCCCTCTCAACCATCAGAGCCATCTCTTCTTCAGTCACAGTACTGCTCCCTTACTATGCTAAAGCCCGTCTAAGTCCGCATGGGTCGAACAAGCGTTAATAGCGGCAATGTTTTGATCTTTCGCATCTTTAGCGTCACTGACTGCTGCGGCATCACCGGACGCATCCGCCACCTCAAGCTGAGTCTGCTCATTGGCTACCTGCTGATATGCACTTTTAGCCTGACTTATTAACCCCTCTTTACGCTGGGCTATAGTCAAATCTTCCACACCGTAAACAATCTGTACCGGATCAGCAGTGAGATCAAACGTATGAGCAGTATAGATTTGCTTGCCATCAGTAATGTCAGGACGCACTTCAACGGCTGATTTCCAGCCAGCTTCCCCTTCAGGAGGCTGTGTATCCCATACCTGTGTTACTTCGTTATCTACAACTTTTACATATAGAGCCATAATAGCCTCCTGTTTAATAATTAAGGTTCTTTTAACCCCGCCATATTATAAAATCCCATTGTGCAGGTCTTCCATGTAGTGAGCGCACCAACTTGAACTGGTGAGGAATAGTTAGTTGTATTACCTTGGCCTAATCGTCCAGTGCCGCCACTACCAAAGGCCCATACAGTTCCATCGCTTTTAAGTACCGCACCAGAATACACCCCCCGAATACCCCCCTCGCCATTCAGGTCTGACCAATCAGTGAGCGCCCCTACTTGTACGGGAGAAGAATAATCAGTGGTATTGCCTTGAGCGTTTGCACCACTACCCCCATCGCCCCAAGCCCATAAAGTACCGTCAGTTTTAAGTGCAAGTGTGTTTTTGTAGCTAACCGATACATCACTCCAAGTAGTCAATGCTCCCACCTGAACCGGAGAACTTTTATTAACGCCAGTCCCGTCCCCAAGTGTACCGCCCGTACCTCTACCCCACATCCAGAGAGTCCCATCAGTTTTAATCGCACCGCAATGTCTGTAGTTAGCTGTTACTTGCAGCCAATCAGTAAGTGCGCCGACTTGAACAGGTGAGCTTCTGTCAGTTGTACTCCCGTCACCTAGCTGCCCATAATTGTTTTTACCGCAAGTCCATAAAGTTCCATCGGTTTTAACCGCCGCAAAATAATAATAACCCCCTGCTGCATTTAACCAATCAGTGAGCGCACCGACCTGAACTGGGGAAGAATAGGAAGTGGTGTTACCTTGACCTAATCCACCATTGCCTCCAGCCCCCCAAGCCCAGAGAGTACCATTCGATTTAACCGCCCAAGAACTGAACATACCCGCCGATATTTTCGCCGCCCAATCAGTAAGCGCCCCTATTTGTACAGGGGATGAAAGGCTTGTAGTATTTCCATGACCTAATTTCCCATTATTCCCTTCCCCCCAAGACCATGCAGTACCGTCAGCCTTAGCGGCCATCATGTGGTAATTTCCAGACGTTACCTGTAACCAATTAGTGAGTGCGCCTACTTGAACGGGTGAACTTTTAACAACAGTTGTGCCGTCACCTAATTCTCCGTGAACATTATAACCCCAAGTCCAAAGCTCTCTGGGAATTACAGGCTTAGGCCACAGACCTTGTTTCTCGTAATCCGCTGCCTGATCCAGTGTCCAGATACCCGATGCACTGCCACCTTCGCCGTCCGTAGGGCCGGTAACAGTAGGAGCAGTTTTGCTTATTATCCCTCCGGGCCATTTTCCGCTCATTTAACTCTCCGTAACGCTTGCTTCTTTTCGCTTAGGGATTTCTTGATTCTGGCAAAAGGCGCTTTCCAATCACCGAATGTCTCTTGCCGCATTAATTTCATGGTGTCGTAGTAAGGGCAGGTATTGCCCTCCTGTGCATATAGGAAGTAAGGCATGACAGGGGTAACAACCCAAGTCTCAACGCCCATCGAAGCCGCTAAATGACTGACCGAAGTACAGGACGAGATCACCAAGTCACATGATGCAGTAGCCTGTCTGGTGTCTTCCCAAGTATCTAGTGGAACTTTCTCAACCCACGGTGGACATTCCTCCACAGCTTCATCGCGCTGCAAGGAGATAAACTCCGCATCTATACCCTTCACGGCGTTGAACATAAGTTCATAGGGGAACTTCTTGTGGTGTTCGTGTTCAAACATACTCTGCCCCTGCCAGCGCAGACCAATGCGCTTACGAAAGCCTCTTATGGCTTTGGGCTTGGTAATATAGGGCGTACCAGATAAGTCTTCTAGCTCGAAACCCAGCGGCACAACAGCAGACATACCCTGGACATAGAAGTCATGGTAAGTCCCAAAACACGCCTCATGCTGAACAACAGAGCTTACGCCCTCGACATCAACGAACAATGACGCAAGTGGGCCAGAACAGGATACGATTACTTTACATCCGCGCTCGGCAATAGACTTGGCATAACGCACCTGATGGATTTGATCGCCCAGACCACCCTCCAGATATAACAGCACTGTGCCTTTGGTCTTGCCATCCCACGGCTTGGTAGGGAGATCAGGGACTGTATTTCCAAATACCCCCTCTATTCGCCCACGATCCATTAACTGATAACCTTTCTGTATCTCTCCCTGACGCAGTAAGTACCAACCACGGTTATAAGCCGCTCGATGGTTGTTAGGCTCATCCTGTTCCAGCTTCCGGCTTAACCGCCAGCCTTCGGTAAAGTTACCCATTCTGGACGCAGTTAGCTGGAGGTCTAGGTCATGCAATTCAGGAGTTGTGCGGGGTTTATCCAGCCAGAATTCAGGCTGACAGAAGGTAGTGTAATGATTCTTTAGTACGTCTTTGGGGTCTTCGTTGTGCTGCTTTGCAAGCACAGGCTGGATGTCGTGCATACCTTCATAGCCATGAATCTCCTCGTCATCTTCCTGAACGCTAGTCCCGTCAATCGCCGTGAAGTCATAATCAAAATCAGGCAGGTCTAGGAACTCATGGATGCGAGCAAGCTGTGCTTCAGGGTCAGCCACAAGGTCTTCGTATTCCACTATGCAAAAGCACTCAGGTGCAAACTCATAACCAGTTTGTATAGCTATGTATGATGCCTTGAGATGGGTGCTAAGTATTCCAGAATAGATAAACTCGTCAAGGTCGTCAGGTTTAGCCACGCGCACAAATGAGGCCATGCAGTCAGGGATGGAACGTACCGTGGCAACGATCTTGGGTTTCTCCCCAAGTACCTGTGTCATTGCACTGAGGATTGTCGGAATAGGCCAGCCTCGGCCCTTGTCTATAATGACAGGCTCCTCAACATCTTCGTAGAACGTGTCAATCACCGCGCCCATAGTCTGGGACAGTTTGGTTCGCTCCTTGTCGTTCTCGCCAAGAAGTCCCTGTGAATGCCATACATTAGCCAACGCATCCAAAGCAAATACCACACCTGACGTTGTAGAAACATGGGTGTGCTTGTTCTGGTTGAGTATAGCCGCCAGTACCGTAGAACCGGAGCGGGGTACACCTGACATAAAATGTATTTGCTTTTTCATTTTAGTTGAATCGCCATCCCTGTAGACTGAGCAACACTGGTGCTTGGGAGGACACTCCATGTAGCAAGCGCACCGATCTGTACGGGAGAGCTTCTATCGGTAGTACTTCCATCACCTAATTGGCCCTTGTCGTTTCTACCCCAAGACCAAATAGTTCCATCAGTTTTAATGGCGTGGGTAAATTTGTTTCCAGCCATTATCTTAGACCAATCGGTTAATGCTCCAACTTGGACAGGGGAAGAATAATTAGTTGTGTTACCTTGGCCCAACTTCCCATACTCTCCACTACCCCACAACCATAGCGTACCGTCAGTCCTTGTAGCCGCACCAACTCCATCATTGGTTTGTCCACCAGCGGAAATAGTATCCCATGTAGTAAGTGCGCCTATTTGAACTGGTGAGCTTTTATCAACAGTGGTTCCATCACCCAATTGGCCTGTATAATTTCTACCCCAAGCCCAAATAGTTCCATCAGTTTTCTTAGCCAATACCAAATATTTTCCGGCTTGTACTGCTTCCCATGTAGTGAGAGCGCCTACTTGAACCGGAGAAGAATAACTAGTTGTATTACCTTGGCCTAGTTGTCCAAATTCATTTTTGCCCCAAGCCCACAGAGTTCCGTCTGTTTTAAGGGCAATACCAAATTTATATCCAGAGGATAGGTATAACCAATCAGTCAATGCGCCGACCTGTGTAGGAGAGGAACGAACCGTGGTATCACCTACACCTAACTGCCCGTTACCATTACCCCCCCAGCTCCATAGCGTATTGTCTGTTCTAATTGCACCACCGTGGTACTCACCCGATCCAAGTTGTAACCAAGTGGTAAGTGCGCCGACTTGGACAGGGGAAGAATAAAGAGTTGTATTACCTAGTCCTAAACATCCATTGGCTCCGCTACCCCACGCCCATAGCGTACCATCTGTTTTAATTGACGTTGAATATATATATCCCGCTGACAGAATAAGCCAATCAGTTAGTGCGCCGACTTGGACAGGAGAAGAATAGGTAGTGGTATTGCCTTGACCCAGTTGCCCCTTATTGTTATATCCCCACATCCATAGCTCTCTAGCTGGGACAAACCATGTACCCGCACCCTCGGCTTGCATAACAGTGGGTAGCTTCCACTTACCTGAGTAATTAGGCATCAGTTACCTCTGAATATAATTTCGTTTTCATATTAGGATGTTTTGACCGCTGAAAAGTTCGTACTGTTAGCCCATCGGTTCGATAGTACAACCCAAGTAGTAAGCGCACCGACCTGCACAGGCGAGGAACGGTTGGTCGTATCGCCTAAGCCTAGCGGCCCATACGTGCCGTTATAACCCCACGCCCATAAAGTACCATCGGTTTTTAGAGAGAAATTACAATTCGATCCAGACCCTAATTTTGACCAATCTGTGAGAGCGCCAATCTGAACAGGAGATGAATAGTTAGTAGTGTCCTCTTGGCCTAACTGCCCATAGTTGTTCTGCCCCCATGCCCACAGAGTACCATCAGTTTTAACAGATACTCCTCCTAGTTGTTGAGCAGTAATCTCACTCCAATCAGTAAGTGCGCCGACTTGAACAGGAGAAGATACTTTAGTGGTGTTTCCGTGACCCGTTGCGCCATTGTCACCATCCCCCCAAGTCCACAGTGTTCCGTCAGATTTAACACCAAAGCTAGTACCAAAACCTGCTGAAATTTCTGTAGTCCAATCAGTAAGTGCGCCAACTTGTACGGGTGAAGAATGGTTGGTGGTATTGCCTTGACCCAGTTGCCCCTCATTGCTGCGCCCAACTGCCCAAAGCGTACCATCGGTTTTTGTGGCTATTATATGGAAAGCCCCTAGTGCTATTGCGCTCCATGTAGTAAGAGCGCCCACCTGAACAGGGGAAGAGTAATCAGTGAGATTGCCTTGTCCTAACTGTCCAAAGGCGTTTTTACCCCACGCCCATAGAGTGCCATCAGTTTTGACGGCTGCACAAAATTCGCTCCCCCCTGCCGCTACCGCCCAATCGGTAAGAGCGCCCACCTGCACTGGAGAAGAAAGGCTAGTAGTATTGCCATGACCTAATCGACCACTACCGCCGCTTCCCCATGTCCATAGAGTGCCATCAGTTTTGACGGCTAACTGCATAAATTCACCACCAGAGGGTGTGGCCCAAGTAGTAAGAGCGCCGACCTGTACAGGGGATGAATAAGCGGTGATACTACCTTGACCTAACTGCCCATAAGCCCCTTCCCCCGTACACCAAAGCTCCCCCCCATTAAAAATTGCAATGCTATTACTTGCGGCACTTATACCGCTTGGCCCGTAAGCGTTAGTAGCACCAACAGTAACAGTATAAGTTTGCCCTTTGGTTAAACCTGTAACCACAACGGGAGAAGATGACCCGCTTGCGGTAAAGACCGCAGCAGTAACGGTGTCGGTAGCGAATGCCTCATAACTCGTTATTGCACCACCACCCACATCCGAGGGCGCAGTAAAAGCTATAGAGATTCCGTCAGCCCCTGATTCCGATGCTGTTCCAATAGTGGGCGCATCCGCTACTAATAACGGATTGTAACCGGGACGTATAAAGCCGCCGAGAGTATCGCCTATAGGCATAGCCTACTCCTTACTAATCTTCAATTACTTCATAGCTTATGGTGTAAGCAATCTTGCTCGCTGTCCCACTTGTGACGACAATCGACTTATCTTCCATCAAGTAGATCGCAGTAGTCTTGTCTACAACAATCAAGGAAGCATCCGCCGGTACTGAAACGGTGGAAACGATGGGATAAGCTGTACCAGCGCCAGCATCTTGGTCTGTAATCGACACAGTAGTGTTAACAGCACTGCTTCCGTCTACGTTAGCAGCCACAATCTGGTTAATTTTATAAACCTTACCGCTGGCGGCAGCGTTGGACAACAGCACGTTAGCCGCTGTATCACTGGGCGTAAGCAATGCTGATTCACCTAGAATACTTGTTACATTTACTATATTGGGATTTGCCATCTATTTTCTCCTAAAAACCCATTACCATCGCCAGTGCGATGGAAAGTCCTGCTGATACGCCGGGGGCGGCGGGTGTACTTGATGCCCACGTTCCACCTGCACTTGTCAATACATTACCCGCCGTGCCGGGAGCAACCACTTGAACCGCTGATGTGCCATTACCCAGAATTACATTGTCTGCTGTCAGAGAGGTAGCGCCTGTTCCTCCATTTCCTACAGGGAGAGTCCCCGAAACATTAGCTGTAAGGCTGCAATAAGTTGTAGAAGTGGAATTTGTTCCACCGTTGGCAATGGGAAGGGTTCCGGTAATTTGTGAAGTAAGATCAACACTCCCAAGGGTTCCCCCCAAAGTCACAGTACCAGTGCTAGTAATGGGGCCGCCCGTAAGCGTAATGCCATTAACAGTTCCGCTGGTTGCAACAGAGGTTACTGTCCCTACCCCAACCTCACTGGGATTGGCTGTCAATACAGCCCCACCCGCTCCGGCTCCATCGGTATACAGCATAGCCCTGTCGCCATTAGCGACATTAACTGTTCCACCCGACCCCTGCTTGATCGTAATGATCTGTCCCCCGGTAGTGGCATTTTCGATAATCCACACCTTGGAAACAGTATTCGGTGCAAGTGTCAGGGTACGGGTCGCTGTTAAAGTACCGGCAGAGGTGAATTTAAGATACATCCCCCGCATACCATCTGCGACCCCGTCAGCCATAGTAAAGGTTTCATCGGAATCCGCCGCCACCTGTTCAGTGCCGTAACCAAGACCTTCGCCAATAAGCTCAAGGTTGGTATTGGTCGAATCCCCCCATGTACCGCTCTCGTCGCCAGTGGCGATCTCTTTTAATCTTAAATTGTTTACATACGTTGCCATCTCATTACCTCATTATGTGGGTATTTCTGTCCATCCGGGGGTTTGTGCGTCAACAACAGGAATCCAGTTAGGAGTCTGGGAAGGAACTATCTCCTCCCAGATAAGGACTCTGCCTACATAACCCGTGGCATATACCCCTACTGGATGTACATTGGTTTTGTTTACAACAGTCACAGTACCGACAGCGGCAGTAGCCGAAACTCCGGTGACAGGGACTTCTATGAGCAAATCTACTGTAACTGCGCTGCCGGTCGCGGTAGCGGAAAGGCCGGTAACAGAAACATTTCCCGTTCCTGTCACGGTTACTGCGTTGGTTGAAGCTGTTAAGCCGGGGGAGGTTACATTAACTGCAACGCTGGTTATTGGGCCAGCCGTTCCTACATAACCTGTAGCTGATAGCCCTGTGACATTGGCTATTCCATTGTGATAAACGGTAACTGATCCAACATAGCCCGTTCCAACAACACTGCTGACAAATACATTTCCGGGCGCATCTACATTGGCATCACCAACTACCCCGGTAGCAGATACCCCAGTGACACTGACAAGCGCGTCAGCGGCTACAGTAGCCGTACCAACCGAACCTGTCGCAAAAGCAATCGCTGATGCAGGCTGTCCCCACGGACCAGTATTCCAGGTAGAGCGGCCCCAGCCGCTCAAGACAATGGTTACACCGCTTTCACCCCACGGGCCTGCTCCCCATGTCGAGCGGCCCCACCCTGCCATTAGGCTATCCTGATAATCGCATTACTCGAATCATCAGTAGGGAAAACTATTTTGAAGTCACCGGCTGTGGAGGTTTTATCACTCAAAAAGTCCAGCACTACCACGGTTGGATCACCACTGGCGGAATCATTATAGATGAGAGCGCCTCGCGCTGTGATCGTTGCCGTACTAAAAGTGAAGTCAGCAAAATCGGTAAATCCGGTAGTCCCTGTAGAAGTAGGGGTAACATTAGTCAATGCCCCACCTCCAGCCGAGTATCCTGTTCCTGTAATCTCATCACTGGTTGTATAGGCTGTAGTAGCCGCCGTAAAGGACGCGCTGTTGTCATACAGCGCTATCTTGAACGTGTTACCAGTAGAGTTCGTGAAATTATGTGTTCCAGTCATCAGCTCTTTCTTGAAGCTGGTACACATATAGTTGCCAGTAAAAGCCATCAAAGCCTCCTTATCTGTTCGGCTAGAGCGGTTTCTCCAGCATCAAGTAAAAGATTATAAATAGTTGTTCGCTCGCTTTTCGCCGTCTGTTGCAGGTATATCAAAACCACCTGCTCAATCGTGGACTGAAACGCCTCGGCCTGCTGCCTGATAACAGGGTCAGCAGTAGCTGCCACGGAAATAATCTTCGCAGCACAGCTTGCCGCTAATTCCTCAGCAGTAAAGCCGCGCTTGGTTGTGGTCTCCACCAGAACCGAACCGGCACTTCCATTCATACCTGAAACCAACATCAGACTCTCACACTCCTGACCATGCCGGAACGGAAATTATCCGTCGTATCGTAACCCTCACCAAGAGATTTAAGCCGCATCACGGAATCATCGTATTTAGCCTGATACCAGCCCAGTAGTTCGCCATCGCCCTTGAGGAAGGTATAACCTTCCACCAGACACCCATAAAGCAACGCATTCTCGGCATTGGTTCCAAGCCAGCTTGTACCACCGCTAGAGACAGTGATTGATTCAGGCTCATACAGATAGTGCAGCTCGGTAGCAAAATTGGCGTTAGGGGTTGGCCCTAGAATAAAAGTGTCCTCGTCAAAAATACTGTAATACTTTGGAACATTTTCAGTTGCCTCTACGGGATAGGCTTCACGCATGAAGTTCACATCCTTGAACACCAGATATTCATAACCGGAGTTATCAATAGCAAGGGAATAGGAAGCGAGAAAGTCAGATGGCATCGTCAGGTAAGGGTTACCCTGACTCAATGTTCCGGTAACATTCTTACGGAAATCAGGGAGTTGCACAGTACGCAGTATCCGCTCTTCCGCCTGCGTAATAATCAGGGGAAGATTCGTAACAAACGTGGTCTCGCTGGACTCAAGATAATCCTGAATAGCAGTCTTTAATGTGGTAAAGGTAAAAGCCATTATTAGTATCCGTCAGCTTCTTTTTTCAAAATATACCCGTTTGGATAAGAGTCTCGGTCATCACAATGCGATACTCTGTGGCCTTCCATCGCTCCATGATAATGGGTTTTACCACATCTCTCGCAATCAAAAATGTACTGACCATTTTCTTCACGACAAACTATTTCTGGAATCATGTTATTTCCACCGTTACTCTGCCTACATGACCAGAACAATCCAGACCCACTGTACGACTACCCATCGCGGTTACACCGCCGCCCACCGGGTCAAATGCCCCCAGTATCCGGCTCTGGAGATAACCACCATCAGGTCTTGGGTCGCGTAACGCCTGCGGGTCAGACATATTGATCATGCCCAGCTTCCATTGTGGATTGTCCACATCCAGCACATCACGCCCTACCAGCATACCGTTTGGCCTGCCAGCCTCGATCTGAGGCACAAGGTCTCTTAACTTGTAACGGAAACCAGTCCTGTCACAAAACCCGAATGCATGTTTACCGCTCGCAAAACTGCTCATAAGTATTGATACCCACCCGGAACCACATACAGGGAAGCTTTCTCTCTAGCCGCATCGGATGCAAGATTCCATTGTTCTTCATAATCCTGTTTAAGGAATTCAATCTTCGGTGCTGCCTCCGGTTTCTTGATGGCAATCTGGTAAGCCAGACCCGCAGTAAGCGGAGGCAGGAACCGTGCGGGGACATCCACGTTGAGAGTAGCAGGTGTCCCACTATCTTCAATTCGTTCCATGTAGTAATAGCCCAGAGTCCATGTCTGCGAGGAATCAGGGATTGGCCATACATTAACGGTGATGCCGCTGGGCGCTCTTTCAACCCAGTACTGGATCGGTCTGCCCTCAAGCAACTTGTTGGTCTGGTGGGAATACTGGGCGATGGATATACGCTGCATGGTAAGGTCGGACTGCTTGGTGGTGCTTCCTGCGTTGGTTCGCATGAAGGCTTCCACTATGTCCAGCTTCTCCCCGGTAAGCGCATACGACCCCGTTCCAGGGGTAAGCGCAAAGCTCGTATCCTTCACCGTCCATAAACTTAACCCCCTGTTCTGCCATTCCAGCATAAGCAGGTCAAGACTGCGCCGTGCAGTACGGTAATCAAAACCAGTACGCATCTCGATATTACAGCGCTCGTAGGCTTCCTCCATGATCTGTCCCAGATCAAGGGTGAAGGTGTAAGTTCCGCTAGTCGCCATTAAACTATTCTTCCTCTGGTAGTTCCCTGCACAGCTTTACCGTCACCAACCCTGCCGCCTGAGAACATCTTGCGATTGATTCCGGCCTCACTCAGGGCAATAGCCATTGCCTGATTACGGTTAGTAACCTTATGCCCAGAGCTGGATTTGAGTTTGCCATCCTTAAACTCACCCATTACTTTACGGACCTTGCTGTTCTTGTCCATTATTTCTTGAACCCCTTCAAGGTCTTGGCAAGGTTAGCGCGTTTTCTGGTAGTGGGATTCTTCGATTTACTTAACTTCGTTAATTCCTTGCCACTTATTTTCTGGCCTTTTTTCACCCCAGCAGCTCTACGCAAGCTACCCGGCTTCTTGATCGCCTTCTGAATCCAGTTCTTTTTACCTCTTGCCATTTCGCCTCCGGTTAACTGTTCGTGAAGTTACTGCCAGGTTAGATCGTTTGTTGTTGTTTGGATTGCGGTCTTTGTGATGAACATCCCGCTTGTCGCCTTTTGCTACAGCTCCGGTTGCAAGCAGTTTATTTCTACCTGCATTACGACCGGCCCTACGCTTTTTCTGCACGGGTTTAGCATGGTAGTTCTTGTACTCGCTACGATAATTTCTAGCCATCAAACTGCGCCTTGTAGGCTTGCTTAACCAAAGATTCTTTCTTTTCCCTGCGGTCTAGCTCTACACCGAACTCACGCGCAAATTCCTCAAGCTCCAGCTTCGTCTTCTTGTTAAGATCGGCTCGGCTTGTTTCTTCTACGAAAGTAACGGATTTAAGTGGAGGCTCAACTATTTCTTTTTTTTTAGGCGCTGCCTTCTTCTTAGGAGTCGAGTTTCCACCCATCTTCGCCAACCTTGCCTTGGCCTGGCTCTTCTCCATAAGATCAAAGACTGCAATGTCATACTCTCCATCTGCATTCTTTGAACCTATCTGGTAGACAGGGCGACCGTCACTGAAATTTCCGTTCTGAAATATCTCTAACTTAGCCATTTAAACCTCTATTCGTAGTTCTTGATAAGTGTCAGGACAACCACATAGGTATCACCTGTTCCTGCGCCGTTAGTTGTAAAAAGAATGTCTCCCGTTTTCCCAGCAGCCGAGTTATTGGGAATGCCAGTAAATGCTGAAAAATCAAGCGAGTCCGAATAGTTCTCCGGTAAAGTTGCAATCAGGGTATTGACGGTCGCATCGAATTCTATTGTTACTGACATGTTATAGGTAGAGAACTGTATGCCAGCTACAGAAACGCTGGTACAGGCTGCGCCTGTTCTGGGTTGTGCGCTTAAAGCACTAACGCTCACCTTAACTACAGCCGACTCTCCAGTGCTATCGCTTACGTTAGTAAACTTCATGATGGCGTTGCGAGGGCCATCCTGTATTGTCTGGCTTGTTACTAAATCTGCCATATCTATCTCCAAAAAGAGCGGGGCCGAAGCCCCGCTACTAAATTACGCATCTGCGAACGGTGTCTCCAGAGTACCGGAGCCAACCAAAACGCCAGACACTTGCCATTTGTTGGTATAGATAGGAACCACCTGAATGCTGGAACCAGCTATGCCCCCCTTGGTGGTAGTGTTGGTGTTTATCACATCATTACTACTGCCGTTGGGAATATATTGTTCCGCTGCCCCTGTCTTGCCGAGAATGATCGATCCCCAGAAGAGATCGCCCGGAGTTCCTGATCCACCACATTTTAACGCCAAGGTGCAGTCAACAAGAAAGACGATGTTATACATCAGCCCTGTATTGTTAAGAGTGTTGGGTTCTGCACCGGGGCCGCCGGTAGTGGGGTCAGCCGCCACGCTGATTTCAGGAAGCGTGAGGGTTAAGGAGGAGTCGTTAAGGAGAATAATCTTGCCGCCATGTGTAGTGGGGCTAAGAGTGGTATTAGCAGTAAGGGCAACAGTGGTCGCTGGGCCTTGGGAATAAAATCCCCCAAGTGAACGTACTGGGCCTTGAAATGTGGTTAAAGCCATAAGAGATACCTCTTTACGAAAGGATTCGTCTTAGCGTCTTCGTAAACGTCCACTGGGCTGGTCGCTAAAACTGTATGTTTCCCAGATAAAAGGGGGCGCTACGCACCCCCGATATCTACTACTGATTAGGACGTACCGGGCGAAGCCCAGATTCCTAGTGGATCAGAAACACCGAAACTGTACCGCTCGCGTGCTTTATAACGCACGTTACCAGTATCGAAGTCGCCATCCATTGAAGTCTCAAGCGGAGTACGCTCGAAGTGCTTCATACCATTCGGTACATCAGTGATGATGTAGAAAGCATTGCTGTCAGTCAGGTAGTGATTGACAGAGTAACCTTCAGGAATGGAGCCATTGTTCTTCAGGGCATTGATGTCGTTATCAGCAGTGCTGACGCGCAATTCAGAATCTAGGATTCTGGTTGCCACGAACATCAGGGCCGGTGGAACAATGAGCCTGCGAGGACGGGCTGCGATCAAAAGTCCACGCTCATCGGTGAACGCTGCAATCTGGATCACAGCATCTTCGAGTGAGGTTTCGTTAAGGTCAGCCGCTGTCGCGGGCCGGTTAGAGTTAAAGCCACCATTAACCTGCGGGTGACCGCCTCCACCAGTTACGCCATCGCCTACCGCTGTGAACAGGTTAACACCATCGCCAGACTGATAAGCGTTAGTGAAACCGTTGTTCAATGGAACGGCAGCCTTGACTTGCTTGGTGTAAGCCATAGCTCTTGCCAGTGCCTTTGTGTATCGCTGTGACAGGGAAGCATAGAGGTTATCCTCCATTGCCTCTTCCGTAATAGCGAAACCCTGAGCAATGGTCTCATGGGTATAGCGAGCCGTGAACGCTTCCTGCGCTGAATCATAATTGATTGCAGAGCCTTCAGGTTTCACTGGAGCCGCGCCAAAACCACTCAGTTTTACTTCTTCCTCAAACGAGCGGTCGGATGATTCAGTTTCGTAAATCATTCGATCTTCGTCTTCGTACTTTGCATACTCTAAGCCAAACAGGGCATTAAGACCCGGAAGTAGCTCTTTGAGCATCTGCGCTCTTGAAATAGCCATTCGCTAGTCTCCTATACGCCTAGGGCGGTACGGTACTGGTGCATCCCTGAAACATAAGTCAGGAGAACATCAGTGTATGCATCACCTACCGCACTATCCGGCCCATTCACAAACTCAAGAATACGCAGGGGTAGTGTATTAGTCGTAGCAGCCGAACTCGCTGTAACAGAGTTCTTGCTACGCATAATAGTGGTAGAACCGGAAGTTTGGGTTACTGCAATATTATTACCCAAGGTAGTTTGCGCCAGAGAACCATTCGCCTGCATTCTGAATACAGCGTCTGGATCATCAAGCACATAGGCCATAGCGTCAGTCGCTACAGTCCCAGTAGGCCACATCTGGTTAAATGTGGGCTGGCTGGTATTTGGGTCTGTATAAAAACAGCCCATGAATATACCAACCGGGGTCATCGTGGTCGTACCAGTATCTTTTTCAAGAGTCCCGG